GTATTGCTTAGCTTTCTTTAGGTCTTCAATCTGAGCTTCTTTAGTTTTATGTTTAAAACGCCAACGACAAATATATTTAATAGCATTACCTTCAGCATACGGAATATCATTCTGCATAATAAAGGTAATAGGTTCTATCTTAAATCTAAAATAGTGAGGTGGTTCTTTTACTTTATCTGCCATAGTTTCACCTTCCCAGTCTTCTTATTATATTCTTTATGTCTAAGAATATGTGCAACTCTAGCTTGTTGTAAGGCTTCCTTAGCTGAAAAGCCTTTTGACTTGTAAAAACCTACCACTATCTTCCATAGGTCTAAAAGGGGAACATTAGTATACTGCTTAATCATTTTCTCAGCAGTTTTAACCCCCACATTTGGCAGTCCGTTATAACCATCGGTACTATCACCCGCCAACGTCTGTATCATAAACCAATAATCAGCCAATCTTTGTGGTATTTCCTCAACTGTCTCACCATCTCTACTTACTTTAGCAGGTATCTGTCTCATATCTTTATCAATAGAAACAATAATCCTGTCTTCAGTAGGGTGTGGTTCAGTCGCCATTATACCCATAACATCGTCAGCTTCTAGGTTCTTCCACATAATTCCATTATGTTTTTCCATAATATAATCACGCAAAGCATTTAAAACCATAGGCTTACGTCTTTGTTTACGATTATCTTTGTAACTTGGAAGAACATCTTTACGAAAATTATTCTTATCAGTTAAAGCTACAACATAATCATCAGCTTGTAGGCTTTGTCCTAAGTCTTCTATCTTAGCATCAACTTCGTGCTTACATTGAATCTCATCACAATGTAATGTCCAAAAGCCATTACCCCAATGAGTATCTACTTCATTAGCAGTAGCTATCTTATACGCTAATATATCTCCATCTATTAATAACACCTTTTTTTTCATTTTTGTTTTCCTCATTTTACGTTAAATTTTTTCTGTCAAATATTTCGGATAGTGGAATCAATACTACTCTACTTCTATTACCATCTCCCACGCTCTTAGTATTTTTGACATACTTTTTTGCAAGACGCTTCATTGTTTTTGTAGAAAAGATTAAATGACAATAATCTTTATCACCATTCGCTAAACATTGTACCCAATACTCAGCTTTGGTGGAAGTAATACCTGAAGGCTTACCATTACATTCAATCTCTATTGCAATATTACCTGTCTTTTGCCACCAATCTCTTTCTGTCTTCACTTCAACTTTATCTTCAGCTCTCATTCCTAAGAGTTTATGAAGTCTGTTTTCTCTCTTTTTTCCAAACTTTAAATCAAAATCAAAATCTGACTTCTTTTTTATATTTGTATTTAATGCCATATTAATGTGTTTCACTCCAATTATTTCCGATTTTATATTCACCAGTTAAAGGCAATCTTAAATTGAAATGTTCGCCAGTGCGTTTGATAGATTCTACAGCTAACTTTCCTATATCTTCTGCGTTCTCTTCAGGACATTCTACTTGGATTTCATCGTGCACCCAAACAACCTGTTGAACATCAGAATATTCTTTAACAGCTTTGTTAAACTCAACTAGCCATTGTTTACAAACTATAGCTCCTGCACTTTGTAAAAGTGAATTGAGTGCGGCGTGAACTGAACGAATTTTAATCTGTCTTTTATCAAGACCTATTAAATATCCTCTTTCAGCCGCTTGTTGTACTTGCTTTAATAACTTACTCAAAGCAGGAAGATTATTTAAAAATCTTTCTCTTATCTTCTTAGCTTCTTTTGTACTTTTACCTGTTACTAAGGCAATCTTTTTTACACCACCACCATAAAGGAAGCAGTAGTAAAATCTTTTTGCAAGGTCTCTTGAATCTAACCCTGCTAATTCTTTTGTTTCTGTATGTATATCACCATTTAAAACAACTTTAGAATATTCTCCTTCATCAAACTTAGACATAAAGTGAGCTAATAATCTAACTTCTAATCCTGATATATCTATTCCAACTAATTTTTTTCCTTTAGGAACAGTAAATAAACTTCTACATTCTTTTCCATAAGGAACTGTAACACTTGGAACTTGTCCTAAATTAGGGTTCGTATGACTAGCACGAGCTGTTACTGTTGAATTAGTATTACAAGTGCCGTGTATTCTACCACTAACTTCATTCTTTAACCAAGCCTGAGCACCAGTTGCTAATTGTCCTATCCTTTTATCTAATAAAAAGTGTTCACATAAAACTTTTGCTTCAGGATATGGAAGACTAGCTAAAACTGTTTCATCTAATTTTGGTTTACCATCATTAGTATATTCTTCAGGTTTCCAGTTGTGTCTCTCAATTAATCTATCTGCTATGTGATGTCTTGAACTAGGATTAAAAGTAACAGTCTTTTCTTTATAAAAAGTTTCACCTTTAATATATCCTCTAGCTTTATTATTAACTTTAGGAATAAATGGTGTACGTTCTAACTTAGGTGGAAACAATTTTTGTAATTGCTCTTCCAACTCTAAACGTCTAGCATTTAATTTAGAATACAATTTAACTCCTTCATCTGTATTAAACATAAAACCATAACGCTCTTGTTTAAAGATTAAAGTTGCTACTTCGTGTTCTAAATCCATCGCCTGACAAGAATAACCTTTACGTTCCATAGCTTTATATAAAGTATCAGTTACTTCAACATCTTGAATACAATAGTCCAACATCGCAGGACTGTATTCTTTCCAGTCAGTATCAAAGACTTCCTTGTAGTTACCCACCCTATACCCCCACGCTTTCAAGCTGTGTCGTCCTATACAATTAGTAGGGAAGTCTTTTCTTTTAAAATCTCGCTCCTTTACATCAGGGTAAAGTAAACGAGTTGCTACTATTGTATCAAAAACCTTTCCTTTAGGTTTAAAGTCGTAAAACTTTTCTAGGACGGGTATGTCAAATTTAATAATGTTATGACCAACAATTAAATCCGCCTGTTCTAATTCTTTTATAGCTGTTTCATTATCTAATTTTAGTATTTCATTAGTATCAATATTCTTTAATACTATACAATGTACTTTAGTGCATTGATTTAAAAAACCATCTGTCTCTATATCAAAACAATATTTCATTTTTTAAATTTACCTTTCATTAAATCTTCTATTTCTTGTGTGTGTACTGACTTGTCATATTCTCTATCTGACTTTTCTGTATTCAAATCTTTTTTTAACTTCTCATTTTCTGTTTCAAGTTGCTGTCGCTTTTGTTTTTCATCTCTCCACATTTCTAATAATTTTTGATAGTCTGACATATTATATTCTCTTCATACTTTTAATAACACTACGAGGATAAATATTTCTATCCCCAAATTCTATTTCTCCATCATCTGTAAAATAACTTGCAAAAGAATAAACATAATCATCTGTCTTATCAAATATCCAACACTCCGTATGCACATCAGCACAAGTCATCTTAGCAAAATCATTTGCAGTAGCTAAAGTTGAATCACCAACAATATCTTCCCAAATAATTTTATATTTGTAATATTTTTTTCCGCCAATTATAAGTGGCTCACTAGGTTTCTTTTTCATAATAATATTGCTCCCGTAATAAAGCCAAGAATAAAATAAACTATTTCAGTTCTATAATACAAAGACCATATCTCAAATTTTTCTTTTAGTTTTTTCATTGTAATGTATGTAGTTTAACTTCTACTCTCCACGCCGCATTTTCACCATTCAATGCTAATTGTAAAAGAGCATCTTCTAACAATAGAGCTGAACTTTCTTTTGCAACATCTAATGTTATTGGTCGTTGATATTTTTTAGCTTTACCTACTGCTTCTAAAACTAAAGCTGTCCACTCCATAGATTTTCTTTTTTGTTTTAACAATTTACTAAAACTCATCAGATACATCTCCTTTGACTTCACTTAAACAGCCAGTCTTTAAATCATAATAAAGATTACAAGCCTTTCCTGTTTCTCCTGAAAATCTATTCTTTAATATATTTACTTGAGCAAGATTATTGTTTGCCTGTAAATTTCTATTCATTGAAATAATTAAATCTGATAATTGAGCAATACTTTGACTACCTCTAAGAGCATTTAATCCTACACTCTTACCATCTTCAAATCCTTTGTCTCCCTCAGACCTTCTTAAATGACTAACTAATATTAATCCTATACCAGTCTCTTCTACTAATGTTCTTAATTTAGAAACAGTATAATCAATTAGTTTTCTTTCATCATTTGTATGTTCATCACCAATAGATGATAGAGCCATATGTAAATGGTCTAATATTACAAAGTCTACGTTACAAGCCTTCGCTAAATATCTTATCTTAGACAATAAGTTATCAGCAAGGGTACTACCAAAGTGGTTATATAGGTAAAACTTCCCATTACCAATAGTATGTTTAAAAGTCTTATTAAGTTCTGATTCATCTGTTCCTTCTCTAGTTAAATGTAAGGGTTTCTTCATAGATACACCCATAATTCCAAGAGCACTACGTTTAACGCTCTCTTCCAAAGCAATATAGCCTACGCTCATATCCTTTTCTAATAAATGTAATGCAACGTGCCTACAAAAAGAACTTTTACCTACTCCTGTTCCTGCTGTTATTGTAACTAGCTCTCCTTTTCTTAATCCGTGTGTCTTTAAATTTAAACACTCAAAAGGATAAGGAACTGTAACATAAGTATCTTCTTTTCTTATTTCATTCCATAAGTCAGCACCTAAAACTATTCCATCAGGTCTATATGATTTACTAGACCATATACAATCTACTAATTCTCTAGTCTTACCTTCAACTAACATTTCATTAGCATCTTTTAAAGGAAGACTACATATCTTAGCTTTGTTAGGTGAGAATAATTTAGCACATTCAATAGCTCCTTGTTTACCTTGTTCATCTTGGTCAAACATTAACACTACTGAATCAAATCCTTCAAGCCATTCTAGCTCTCTTTGAATATCTTTTTTAGCTCCTTGAGCTCCACTCTTTACACTTACTACTGGGAATTTATTTTGGTTGATACGAGAAACGCTAAGGCAATCTATCTCACCTTCTGTAATTATTATCATCTTACCTTTATCTCTCCAAAGGTGTTGTCCGAATAAACCTGACTTCTTTGCGTCTCCTAACCATTGAAATGTCTTGTCAGGGTTTCTTAATTTTTGAGCAACTAAATTTTTATCTTTATCATAGTAATTAGCTATCTGAACTGGTCTTCCGAACCAAGCTCCTGTTTGATAATTAAATTTTCTTGCTGTATCTAAATCTATTTTTCTTTTTATTAAAGGTGCTACTGCTCCACTAATAAATTCACTACTTGTTTTTTCTTTTGCGGGTTGTGTCAAATCATTTCCTCTTGTTGTTGTATTACACGAGAAACAATAAGAGTGTCCATCATCATAGACGGAATTAGCGTCTGACGAGCCACAATTATTGCACGGCGTATGATATAAAAAGTTGCTTTCTTGTTTTTCCATAAATTTTTTCTGTTAAATATTTCCCCCTTGAGAGCTTTAGCCTCACAATTCCAATCATTTAAGATTTTCCGTTGAGTATTATATACTCTCTCAAGGGGTACAAACAAACTATCTCAGCAATTCAGTTACGTTGAAATGCGGAGATAAGGAGTCGGTCATATCTCTATGACCAACTATCTTAACCTCTTTATAATCTTTTTTTAAATCACGAATTAACTCTAAAAGAGCTTCGTATTGTTTAAAAGTAAAATTACAATCGGGCTTACCATCTACTGACTGTCCACCGATTAGACAGATACCAATAGAATTTTTATTTGACAATTTAACATTACTATCAACGTGAGCACCTGCGATTTGTATGTCTCTTCCGTCTTGCACTTCGCCTTCTCTAGTAATCACTTTGTGAAATGCACACGAAAACAAACCTTCTTTTCTATGCTGTATGTCAATATCCTTTACGTCAAAATTCTGTGTAGGATTAGTGTCTGAAGAATGAATAACAATATATTTAGTTTCTTTTCTTATGTTGCTCACTTATCACTCCATACTTCCTGATAATTTTTTTAAGAGCATTACGACAATGTTGTTCGTCCATATTATCTACATCAATCCATTCATCTTTTGATTCTGAATAGTATTGAACGCTCTCTTGTTTATAAATTACTCTACCTATCATAACCAATCCTTCGGAACGTGCTTATCGGCATATTTATATCCGTATCTTTCACACCACATTCCATAAGTTGTTTTTGATTTCTTACTTATCCTAGCTCTTGAATTAGAAAATATAAATCTAATATCTAAATTAGGGTATTGCTCCCTAATCAATTTCATTTTCTGTCTATCTTGAGTAGTAAATAATCCTTTTGTTTCTATAAAAATTTTTTTCTTTGTTAAATGAAAATCAGGCGTATAGGTATGAATCTTTTGAGGCTTAGTATATTTCAACTTAGTCTTTTCAAATTCATACACTACACGATTATCTTTAAGCTCTTTCGCTATAGACTC